CTAGACAATTTTGGGCAAGGCTGCAAACGCTCTCTGCGCCGTTCCCTTGCTGACCCCCAGCTCGGCCTGAACTTGCGACCACGAGTTCCCACGAGCGCGAAGAGCGGCAACCCGTGAGGCATCCACAATAACCCGCGGCCTTCCCAGTCGCCTCCCTTTGGCGCGTGCGTTCCTTATGCCGGCGCAGACCCGCTCCTGGATTAGCGCTCGCTCGAACTCCGCCATCGCGCCGATTATTTGGAACATCAAGCGACCCGATGGAGTGCTCAGATCCAGGTTGTCCCTCAGGCTGATGAACGCCACCCCCAATGCTGCAAGTTCGGCCAGGGCATTGACGAGGTGCTTCAGGGACCTCCCAAAGCGGTCGATCTTCCAAACCAGGACTGCGTCAAACCGCCGACGGCAAGCATCTGACATGAGTCTATTCAATGCCGGCCGGGATTCCCTGCAGCCCGATACTCCCTGATCCGTGAACTCTTCAACGATCTGCCACCCGCGGCGCCCCGCATATTCCCGCAGTTCGGCGAGCTGCATTTCGGGATCTTGATTGTTGAGGGTGCTGACCCGCGCGTAGAGCGCAACCCGAGCGATCGCGGCTGGGCTTTCTTGAGGGAATGAAGCGGTGGTGGTACGTTGCTGTCTAGCCATTGTTGCCTCCTTGTTAGGCGACTGTGGTTAGGGCTGGGTGAGTGTTGCAAGCACTCATTCAGCCCGTTCTTACGTGCTGATGATATGCGCAGCGGTGCGCATTGTCAAGCATTGACCAGAAACCTGGTTGCGCAGCGGTGCGCATGAGCGTAAAAGGTATTTATGGCGAAGAAGAATCAAGCTGCGGTACAGCTCGGCCGTAGAGGTGGAAAGGCTACGGCCAAGAAACTCACGCTGAAACAGCGTAGAGAGTCCGCCCGCAAGGCTGCACAGGCTCGCTGGGCACAAGACAAGAAGTCTTGAACTTGGACGAGTTGTTGGCGGGCGCAATCTCGTGACTGGAGGCCCGTAATCTCCCGTCCGAGCGAGACATAAAGAAATGCCACTCTTTCGATGGGAAGACATCGACCACCGCCTAGTGGTCCTGAAACTGATCGATTTGGGCGAAGAAATGCGTAATCGGATAAAGGCAGACGAGAGACGCATTCGGTTCGAGAATCGACTCAATCTGAACAGCAATACCGTGCCTTCTCTGATTTTGCAGATGAAAGTGGAGCGTGCCGACGAGAAGGCTCGGAGAGAGTATGAGATCTATTGTGCAGTATGGCAAACCCAGGGATATGTGAAGTCTGCCGCATTTGTGCGAGGTGTCGGTGCGCACATTGTTCAAATGCTTGGAGTCCGAGCTAAGTCAATTGCAAACGAGTTCTCGCGATTTGTCAGAGGCACGAATCTTCCCGTTAGTCTCAGGACTGCCCACTTGAATGGCCTAGATCTCCAGATGCGACGGCTTCAGGGCCGCTGGCAAAGGCGCCTTGAGATTGAAGCAAAGGAATGTGAGTACGCTGAACGAACGAAGAATCTAGATGCAATTTCGACCTCGTCGCACGAAAATCAAGATCACTCCAGCATGGCACCTCAACCTGGAAACCAGGACACTTCCGCGAGCAGGGCACAGTCGCAGGCTCGTTCCTTGCCCATTCGTTCTTCAGCTCCGCTCTCGGAGTTCGAAGCGACGGTCGGCAAGCTAATGGTACAGGCACGAAGGGGCTGCCAAGCAAAATATCTCCCGCAGACTGAAATCTTGAAAATTGCTGCTCTGCTCGACGACAAAAACCTCCCAGTTCGCTCTAATTTGGAACGAGAAGCGGCCCGTACCATGGCCGAATACAACCAGCGACATCCGACGAGCGCGGTAAAGAGCTGGAGAGCTGCATTAAATCTTCCCCAGTTCCGGCGTGCAGTTCGAAAGCGCTTCTCGCGAGCAGAAGAAAAATACAAGAAAGCGACCGCGTCCGTTGCCCCGTCCGCCGGAACTCCTCGGACAGCTTTCTAGCGTTTACACAATCCTCGCTGCATTCCGCACTTTCCTGCCTGTATTTTGTCCGCCGGACAAAATTCGGACAATCCTCGGCTTTACGCAGAGGGCAGAAGGCCCTAAAGTCCCGTCAGCCGAACACCAAATTTCCCAGTTCGGAAAACAGATCCAACCGCGTGATCACGGACCAGTTAAAACCCGAGGTTGTGGTGCCTGGCCGAACAATCCCACTTCGCGACCACCGCTGTGGTATCGTTTCGGACCAGGCGAACGTCGGCGCGCTTTCTTCAAGAGAGGAACTTGAAAAAATGGCGCGTCGAAGGTTTCAACGCGGTAGTGTGCTGCTCAGAGGTAAGCGAAAACCGAAGTGGGTTGGCCGATGGAGGGAGGATGTAATCAATTCAGAGGGCAAACTGGTACGCATCAACCGTAAGGAGGTCCTCGGAACAAAGGGCGACTTCCCCACCAAGAAATTGGCAATGCGTGAACTAGAACTTCGTATCGCTCCAATTAACAGCGTCAACTACCGAGCTTTAAGAACAGCAACCTTCGCTGAGTTTGCGGAGATTTGGAAGAACAACGCACTGACTCAGCATAAACAATCAACGCAGCTTGCGGTTCGGAGTCAGCTCAAGAAATGGCTGGTCCCCTACTTCGGGAGTTGTGCCATGAGGGAAGTCGGAGGACAAACGGTCCAAATGTTCGTCCAACGCTGCACTTTGGCTCCCAAGAGCTGCCACAACCTGGCGCTGACGCTTCGAATGATGTGGAGTAGCGCCAGAGCTTGGGGATATGTCTCACACGATCCATTTGAAGGACTTGTGCTTCCAAAGGTTGCGCGGCAGGCGCGGTTCTTCTTCACGCTGGATGAAATCCAACACATCATCGCTGCGGCCAGTGGGCCATTTAAATCATTCTGCTGGCTGGCCGCCGAAACCGGAATGCGGGCCGGAGAATTGTGCGGTTTGCGAATCGAAGACCTAGACTTGGGGCAATGCTTCGTCAACGTTAAGCAGTCGGTCTGGCGTGGCAAGGTTCAAACCCCAAAAACAGCGAACTCGATTCGGCAATTCGCCATCTCCCCGAAACTCGCCTCCCATCTCCGTGCGTACCTTTCGACATGGCGACCTAACCTGTTGAATCTGGTGTTCGCCACCAAGAACGGCACGCCGTGGGATCAGAATCTAGTCGTGAAACGGAAGCTGCACCCGCTGCTCGAATCCCTCGGGATTCGGCGCTGCGGACTTCATGCATTCCGGCACACAAACGGAAGCCTGATGGATAGGCTCAATGCACCCATGAAGATACGCCAGGAGCGACTCGGACACGCTCCCGGATCGGGCCTCACGCTTGGCGTTTACACTCACACCGTTGAGGAAGATGACAGGCTGGTCGCCGAACAATTGGGTGAGATGTTGTGTCCAAATGTGGCCAAGTTGGCACAAGAGAAAACCTTCGCAGAGAGCGAAGGCATGGTGATTCAGTAGGTTAGTTGGTTGCGGGGGGTGGATTTGAACCACCGACCTTTGGGTTATGAGCCTGTTAAGACGCTCCCCGAAATCCAGTCTTAACTAATTAGATCAACCACTTACGCCGAGCCAATCGCGGAAGATGCGTAAACTTGAGCAAACAATTTTCCAAGTGACGCAGAGAACTTCCGATCATCCGCTCCAACAATGTGCGAGTAATTCAGCGTCGTTTCTGGGTCCACGTGACCAAGCCGCGACTGCCGAATCTTCATTGGAACGTTAAGCTCATCCATCAGCGTAGCGGCTCCGTGCCGAAACGCATGAGTCCCACCTTCCAGACCGAGTTTTTCCAGCAGAGGCTTCAACTCCCTCTTCACGAAGTTGTCAGGGTGCAGCCGCTCGCCCTTCGGCGTGAGAAACAACGGCTCATCCGGGTGTCGGCCCTCGACTAGCGGCCTCAACGCTTCCGCGAGTTCAGACGAAAAACTAAACTTGCGTGGCTTCTTGGACTTCGTGTTTTTGAGAGTAGAACCCCAACGGGAACGACGCACATTGATTATGCGGTTGGGCACGTCAATATGCTTTACATCCAAGGCACAGACCTCTCCACGTCTGATGTGGGTCTCGAAGATTAGCCACCACACGAGATTGTAGGGATACTCCGCTTCCTTGATGATGCACCGAACATCTTCAACGCTGAAGTGAGGCTGTTCAGTTTTGTCCCATACGGGAAGTTCCAAGTCCAGTACGGGGTTAACCAAGATGTATCCCCACTTCTTCGCTTTTTTCATCACGAGCCTCAGCGTTCCCACCCGATTCTTAATCGTCTTCGCTCCCACGGCGTCATCTCCAGTCGCGTCCTCCCATTTTGTAATAATCCCTTGGAGTAGCTCCTCGGTGATGTCTCGAACGGGCAAATGACCAACGAGTGTGTCCCAAGCCTTGAGGTCGGATTTCTCCGAGGCTTGCGTTGACAGTGCGTGTTTGCTCATGATGTCCCGCTTCCATCGCTCAGCAAACTCGCTGAACGTGGCGGTGGGTTTCGGTTTGTAGTCGAGTCCGTTGACGCCTGCTGCTTCAATCAGACGGCGAAGTTCACGTTTGGCGAGTTTTTGGGTCGGGAAGTCCTTTTTCGTGCCGACGATTGCACTTTTGTGGATCCGTTCGATGGTGCCGTCTGGGAGAACTACGTCCTCCAGCCACCTTCCGCTCCACTTCGGACTCCTCTTGCCTCGCAGGATAAGCGAACCTTCTTGGAATCTCCTTCGGGCCAAGCTTCCTTCCTTCTGCTTGCCCCGTAACTCTGCCCGATAGTCTACGCCAGTTTTGCCCGAACCCGTCTGGGTTTCAGCGATCGGGCCCAGCAGTCCTTGGGGGCAGACCTCCCCCCAGACCGCCGAAGGCACGGTAGCGGAAAAAAGGACACCCACGCTGGGGGTGGGTATCGAGCCCGAGATTTGGAGGCACTGTTCCAATGAAGCTGTCCTTCGAGGCCACGGTCGGTCTTGTGATGCGGGTCATATTCCCTAACTCTCGCAAAGTTTCTTTTGAGAAATTCGAGGCAGGAAAGCGTGTAGGCCGAACTCCGAAACCCACTAATATCTAAATACTCAATTCGAGAAGAACTTCCTTGCTACTTCGGACATTTTGTCGAAAAAAGTTGGTTTAACGGCGGTCCTTAGGCCGTTCCGGTGCCTAACATCCCCCTTGCAGGGCTCCCAGCCTGCCCGACTCTTCGTTCCTCCAGAAAGCCACTTAACCTCACAACACAGGGCGGCACCACACCGCGATGGGGGGCATCGGTCCCAACGCTAGACCTGCCACTCATTTTTCGGGCAAGAGAAATCCAGAAAACGTCGTATTAGCAGAGTAAGGGAGAAAAAACGACATGAAAAAAGCAAAAAGCACAAAACAAACATCCGTCGCACCTACAACAGCAACTTCCTGTCAATTGACAGGAAGTGACATCGATTCGATGTCATTCAACGATCTCGACAGCCTTATCAAGGCTGGAACGGACCGAATCGTGCTCAACCGCACCGAAGCCAAGAAGATTCGGGAAACTCTTGCACCAGTCATCGTTAGAGCGTATGAGTTGCTCTCGAAGAACCAAGGTGCACGCACAGACCTCGATCCCAGCTTACCGACAGTAGAGAAATGGATGGAACAGAACAAGGACCTCGGTTCGCCATCCACTTTCTACCGCCTCTTGGCGAAAGCGAAGGTAATCCCGCCGCAAATTGGCGATGCGTACACCACGCCAGACGGCAATATCGCCAAAATCTCGCATCTACATGTCACCGATCCAAACAAAGTTGATGTCGAGGAAATGTTTCCCGGCACGGACCAACCTGTAGTTAAGACCTACAATCTCGACGACCTCAAGCCGATCAAGCTAATGCCTGTCTACTGTGCGAAGACGCCGGATGGTTGGGATGTTGATGTCGCCATGTCTGGTGCACACAAGTCCATGCGTCGGGGGGACGAAGCCAACGGCGTCTACTGGATCAAACAGCTTTATTTTGCGAATGCCGAAGGCCGTTGCCACATCAACGTCTGGAAGCGACCGTTCGTCTACGCGTGTGAAGACATTGGCCTCGCCGACCTGTCCGTCAAGACGCGCGTTCTGGACCTATACAAGAACCTTAAACAGCACCTCAAAGAACTCGAAGAGATAGCGGAAATATGCAAAGACGGTGCACGCCATTCCGACCTTTTGATGGTTGTCGAAGCGATGATGCTTTGTTGTCGCGCGAAGAAATCCCGTGCGGTTGACGACGCCATCACTTACTTCAACGAACATCCAACCTACCGACCGCCGACCGAAGACGAGATCAAGTTGGCTGTCCAGACCAAACAGCCGAAGCCTGTAGTCACGGATGACGGTCCCATCTACGATATGCACACTAAGCGTGGACGCGACGTGTTGGGACGTAAGCGGGGGACGAAAGTTGGGGAAGAACACTTCAAGAACGTTGCCGCACATCTTGAAAACAAGTCCGCCGTTGCCGATTTCCAAGCGCCTACAACTGTTGTCAATCCCGCGAAGCCGTTCCATACAGAAAGCGGCTTGTAGCGATGAAAGACCTCGACTCGATTGCACAGCTTGACCGCTTAATGCTCTTAGCCCCATCTGGCCCCGTGAACTTCGGCGTGGTCGCCGCTCCAGAAGAGCTTGGAGATTTTGCCGAGGGCGATGTCGTGAAATTCACCGATCCTGAGCAGATACGGGACTGCGGGAACGGCAGCTTCGTGTTTGTTAGCCCTGCCAAGTGCGAGAAGGTCACCGATCCTGAACTGGTTGAGGAGTACCGCTCGATCATCTATGGCGATAGCTGGGACGAGGACGACGAGGAGTGCGGTTGGTAGAGAATCGCGGTCTCTCATTCTCGCAAGTCATAGCTGTTCTGGTGGGACTGGCTCTGCTCGTGGTCTCGGACGAGAAGAGACTCCAGTTCCTTCACGCAGGTCGTCTCGTTTGCCCTGCTCCCGTAGATTCGATTTGGCCCCAAGGCGAACTTTTCTCCGCATAAGTCACAGGTTAGGATGCCCCACGTGTCATGCTGAGGAGCGTGAATCTCGGTCTGGCCCAGCTTGATGGCGACTGGGTTGAGACTGTCCAATCGGTTCTTGTACTTCGCGTAGCTCACTTCTTGCCTGCCTTCACCTTCGCCCAGCGAGCCCTTTGAGCCGCCGCCATTCTCCTCCGAGCGGTCATGCTGACCGTTCTCCGTTTTCCCTTGATTCCCGCCCGATGCTCGACACCTTTTAGGGCTCGTATCGCCTTGTCAAGGCGATCACGCTCTGCTTCGAGTTGCTTCACGATTGCGATCAGGTTCGCCATGCGCGGGATTGTAGCACCGAACGTAAAGATAGGAATCTTATCGGCCCGCCGCTCTCGATTCATCGAGTGCTTCCCAAACCCTCGATGTGTCGTAAGACGGCTAATTTTTGGAACTCCCTAGCAGCCCCAGCCTCTCCTTATCTCCTTCGATAGATGGTCAAGGTCGTAGTAGGTCGTGAATTGGTTAATGTTAACTCGGTGCAATTCATCTCGGATGGCCCCCTTACGAGCGGCGTTGACCTTAATTGTTATCAAGGAGGGATTATCGACAGGAGTGGCACGATGCATGTGGAATGTGAAGCACGAACTCTGTTGACCGATCCGACCCGGGATGACATCGGGGCGAACGGGTAAAACGTAGGGCTTTTGCTTTGGGTCAGGTGCACTCCAAAACGAGACGCTTACCGCATACTCAACAAGCGGATTGTGCATCAGCATGACGGACGGCCACAACCGTTCTCCGCTATGTTTCTTGGCATCTTCGGGAATCACCTTCGTCGCATCCATCGCGTACACGAACCCATCTTGGCTCTCTTCCCCTTCGCAAGCAAAGAACAGCGCAGCCAATGGGTTAGTTGACCAGTCGAGTAATCGCGTAGGCATCCCAAAGTGCTGCGCTGAGAAATACATCTCGGCATGGTTGTGCTTGCTAAGAAATGCAGCCCCCGCAGTGCGAAAGTTGGAGATCATGTCGCGTTCAAGACGGAGACGTTTGTCCTCAAGGTCCCCTTTGATCTTGAACAACTTCGCCCGCTCCGTAAAATTGTTTCGATAGACTCCGGGAGATTGGCAGTCGAAATGAATATTCACGCCGCGATACCACAGGTTGCTCAACATCCCAGTATTAGGCCGGGAATGCGTGCTGTGCCATTCACCAGACAGTTTGAGAAAGTCGGCTAGGTGGTCGACCGCTCCGGAGGGTTTGGGAGTCTTGATTACTGGAATATCCACCGTGCCGCTCATTCTACAGCGACTGGCCCTCGCCTTTCATTAGGCATCTGCGTCCCCAGTCGAATCAGGCGAGTTCAAACTATTACACCTAAACGAAGTGCTCGTTATTGCACGGCGGCTAATAGACCGACCCCTCGTTGAGCCCTAGCTTCGCGGCGACCTCGGGGTAACGAGCGCACAACCTCCAGAAATTCTTGCGTGCCCGAGAAGGCGGACAACTCGTTGAATAGCGAGATGGCTGCTTGGCGATGTCCTTCCAATACCAAAACTTCTTCTTGATGATGGCATCGCGAATTGGTTTTCGTGCGTTCATGACTGCGTTTTCCTCCAAGAAGTTGTTTCGAGCCGTGCTACTGGGCGACTTCAATTCGCGCTCGTTCGAGACGCAGGTTAGAAGTTTTCCAGTATTGATGGCATTTCTGCATCTGGGCGGATCGGAGCAGTTAGAGAACTGACGCGATTGCCGCCTCTAAGAATGGGTTTTGAAAGTCCGCGAATCACCCCTGAACAATCCCGCGAATTACCTTGATTGCAGCTTGAACAGCGTGTATGTCTGGACTGCGGGGATACGTCACCCGGAGAAAATCGAGACTATCTTCCGCCCTTAGCATCGCCCCAAACAGCCCGCCCCTTGCGGGATTCGGCGTCCTGTGTTACTATAATGTTAGCGGAAGCACCGACTCGGCGAGTTCGCCACAGAGCCATCCTAACCCGCTACTCGGGCACTCGTTTAGAAGCGAGGCACGTCCTACCCGCCCGAGCACAAAACACCAAAACAGATTATTAAGTGCTACGAATGAACACGGCTGTGCCATGCCCCATTCCTAAACGAACTGTGGGTACGCATTCAACACCCTCGGGGGAAAGTAATGCCCCGAGCAATCTTAGAAAGGGGGAATAAAACTGTGACAAACGAAGAGATTCAAGAAAGACTCGACCTCGTGATCTCGTTGGAAAACGCGGAGAAGCGGCTGGAAGACTCCAGTCTCTCCATGACCAACGAAGAGATTCGGGAGCGGTTGGAACTGGTCAACAGCCTGTACGAAGCCGAACAAAAATTGGCGGAAGTCTAACCGAAACAAGGAACAGTGCTTTGCCCCGCTCCGTTGCTGTTGCGGGTCTTGATCGGCGCAACCGGGTACGGATTTCCAGCCGTACCCAGCGCCGTTTGGGATCGCTCTCGTCGAACAGACTGTCAAGGGCCTCAAGCTGACGCTGATCGTGGAGCGGGACAACGGGACGAGTTTACTTGTGGGCTTTCTTATTAACGCCTCTTCCGTGCCAAATAGCCCAAGGTTAGCGGTCGGCTGACGAAACCTGACGGGATGACGGCTTTTTCTATATTTTTTACTTAATCGCGTATATAGAGAAAAAGTAGAAAATCCCGTCAGTTCGTCAGGTTTCGTCAGCTACAGTACCGCTTCTGGATCAACATCAGGCTGGTTTGTGGTTGTCTTGAGTCCAACACCTGTCCAATAGTTGCCGTCCGCTTTGTGCCTCGGCTTTCCAAACCTCTTACGCATCGCATCAGAGAATAGGCTCTCTTTCATGACGTGCTCGCGGTTAGCCTCAGCCCACATTGTGAATGCTGTGTACATCTCGGTTTGCTTTGCCTCGGCGTACTCCGCGATGACGCATTTGTCGCCAAGGAACCGACCGACCACATCCTGCGACTCGCGGTACTTGGTCGTGGCTTCGTTCACTTTGTCTGGATACATCATCCCGAACTTCAGGTAGTCAGCCATGCCTTTGAGCATCCAGCGTAGTATCCCCGGCGCTTCAGTCTTGAGCTTGGGCGCAAGCTGCTCGTCCCTCTTGTCGTCGGGGATGGTGACCTCGAACGGAATGCACTTCAGACGACGCCAGATACCCCAATCCGTGCCCCGGATGACGGGCTTGTAGTTGGAGTGCATCCAAATCTTGAAATTCGGATAGAACGTGAAAAATTCGTGGTGGAGTTTCCGACAAGTGATTGGGTCGCCGCCAGTGAGCCTCTTGATGAGAGCCTCGTCCAGCTTGTGGCCGTCTTGAGACTCCGAAGCCGTGACGAACCGCGCTCCCACCAATCCCGCGAGGTCGTTACGGGCCTCATTCTTGTTCTTGGTGATGACGAAGGTCTCGAAGCTCGTGTCCTTGCCGTAACCACCCATGACGTGTCGCACGACCTCAAGGAACACGCCCTTCCCGTTGCAGCCGTCCCCATACGGGAAGAACATCGCTTGCGCCGACGTGTCAGCAGATAGGGTGTAACCCGTCGCCCGAGAGAGAAAATCTACCATCTGCTGATCGCTGCCCATAACCTCATTTAGGAACGCGAGCCACTGCGGGCACTCGGCCTCGGGGTCATACACTACTGGGCTGATTGTGGTAATCATGTCCGCAGGGTTGTGAGGCTTCAGCTTGCCCGTGTGCAGATCGATTGTTCCATTCTGGCAGTTGAACAGCCACGGGTCGCGGTCATACTCGTTGATGACGGTGACCACGGTGCGTTCCTTCGATGCCAGATCGATCATAGCGTTCCGACGCTCCTTGGCCTCAGAGATGATCGCCCAGCGCAACATAGATGTACGCTCGTCGTCTTCCAAATCCTTAGCTTCATCAAATATCTCCTGAGCGACTTTCTTGGCAAGGCGGTCAATGATCCCGTGGGTGTCGGGTGCCCAACGCTTCTCGTCCCAGACGCGCCATTCGCCGATATCGCGGACATAGCGAATGCGACCACCGAAGCGCCGAACCAAACGTTCAGCATTGCCCGTGTCAGTCTTGCGGTAGTTGAACCCCGTCGTATCGATCTCTGGCTGCTTGGGCTGCTCAGGCTCAGCTTCAGTCTGCGGTGTCTCATCATTCAGGAACGCGACCACAGCCTCAGGCGATTGAGGTTCTGGCGCATCAGCGTCCGCGACAGAGAAACTCGGGTCCTTGAACAGCAGGTCGTCATCGTCCTCCACGTAGATCAGATATGGGTAGTCCTCGATGTCATGCTCTTCTGACAGGACCTCCTTGAGGTCGTTAATGTCCTTGTCTTGGCACCCCCCAGCCATGCACTTGAACCCGATGCGATTCCCGAAAGTGACGCAGCACTTGAAGCTGCCCTTGTGCTGACCTTCATGAGCGCGACCCACGAATGGGCACTCCAGCAATTCGACGTACAGGACGCCAGCCACGGTTTTCTCCTCACCTGTGGCGGAAAGCTCGTTGTGGTCGAGCCAGTCATAGCGATCAAAGTCAGGGTGGAAAACAGATTCCTTGATGCGCCGAGATGAAGTCTTCTTCTTGGAACTGTTCTTCCTCAGCCAATCGACCATTTCCTGCGGAATGGGTTTGATGGGCAGATCATTCGCTGGAACGTACTCCCCGTAAGGTTCCTTGTCAGTACGCTTCACACCGGGCGAGGCACAGGTTAGGTTGTGGGCCTTGAACTCAACGATGGGCTTGCCGTCGGCACCAAGGACATTACAATTGCCCAGTTCCTCGGACGCAGCCGTGTGCAAGTAGTAAACCTGCTTGTTTCCCGGAGTCGGCGAGTTCACAACAAACGTATCGTCGTAGTTCGGAATGTCGAGGCGCTGCGCTTGTTCGGGGCCATCTATGTCGAGGATGCAGTTGGCTCTATTTTTTGCAACGGACACCCAACTGTGCTCCGCGTAGCCGTTGGAGTTCCACTTCTTCAGGGTATCGATGTCTGTGGTCGCGAATTCCAGCGATCCTTTGATGGACGGGTGCCGAAGACCCGGTAACGTTGGCGTCTGGTGCACACCGCGCCGTGCATGTCTCAAAATCTGTTGGAAATCCATGTTCAGTCTCTTTCGGTTTTTGTTTTAAGCGTCTACAGTCCGTAGGTGCGTCCCATTAGGACGCTTTGGCGGTGGGTGGACTGTAGGAACCCACCGCCCCCGAATCTTAGGTGCCCCCAAGACCCTCACTATCTAAAGGGGGCGGTAGTGGATTTTTTATAGGCCGCCGATCCAGCCCCCTGCTTGCGCCTGATCTTGAACATCTTCCGCGCACGGTCAATCGCCCAGTAAGTGAGCCCATGTTGGCGACGAAGGTCGGCGAGCGAGACCTCTTTGTTCTCCGCGATCAGCTTTGCGATCCGCTCGTAATACTCAAACCGTTTGGCGTCCATCGCCTTTTTGAGTTCAGCCCTATCCATTGAGAGCCACTTCGATCAGTTTGCGGAGGACGGCGACTGCCCTATCTTCTGCCTCTTGATCGCCTTCGTCCTCGATAAGATCGTGAATTGCGTGCGCCAACATCCGCAAACAGTTGTCGCTGATCTCCTCGGACAAAACCACCGCATGGCCCCCGCTATCCACGTGATATTGCTGTTCCTTCTGAATGAGGGGCAAACGGATTCTCTGGCGGTTACGCTTGCGTGGTGCTTCGCTGTGCGGCGTTAATACTTCGTTGGCGAATGCCTGAGTCGTTGCCTCACTTTTGTGCTCCGCAGTAATGATCGTTTTGCTGGACTTCATTCTGTTCACCTTGTGGATCGCACCAATCGATTGGCTGACCACACATTAGCGATTGGAAGAAGCAAAACTCATTCGCTGGCGAGTTTTGGTGCGATTTTCCCAGTTTTATCGCCAAAACAATTGTTGGGAGATGTTTTCGGATTTTTTAGGAGGAGTGGGGGCATCGACTTCCTAATCCTCGTCCTGCAACCTGAGGGCTGAGACAGGGCCGAAGGCTTCGTGCAAATTTCTTGGTAAAACGGTGAGTGGGTAATACCGCAAATTGATTTCGAGTTCTTCTGCACCGAATTGCTCGATCAATCGTTCGATCTTCTCCGAGAACTTCTCGGTCACGTGATCGAGTGCATCCGAAAGCTCGGACTGATACCGTTCCAAAAGATCGCGAAGCCTGTCGTCGAGCACTTCGATTGGATGGACTGTTGACATAGTTACCTCCCTGCGTTCGAGTCTGCCGACCCTCTGTATCAAGGAAGTGAAAGGTGGATTTTTGAATTTGGTCGGCGGCTATGGAGAAGAAGCTATCGAAACTTGCGGTGGCGGAAAATCGAGGATTGTTTGCAAAATTCGCAAATCGATAGTGAATTTCGTGGCGGGAGCTTCGCCTCGTAGGAACCGAGAGGTTGCCATAAAAGTCAAACGTGAAACATCAGTACCCCAAGAATCGTAGCCCAGCGTTAGAGTTGGCGTTTCTGATCGGATATTTCTTGGGGTCGAACCAGCCGGGTAGCTCCTGAGTGGCGGATTGCCCAAACCGCATCTTGCCCGTCTTGGCCCCGATCCGTACTGAAATGACCTGTTTACCCTTTCGAGTTCGACCGTTCCTGTCTAATTCTTGCGTTCTTGGAAGCATTCTTAATCTTTGAAGCCTTGTAGTCGAAGTCGTAGAGAAAATTCATCAAGTCCTCCATGACCTCCATGGCGTCCGAGGCCTCGGACGGGTACATTGCCTCAAGATCGTGTGCGGCATCGTTTCCTGCAAATCGGAATCCATGGAGTGAATCGACAAGGGTCTCGTTACGGAAGAAGGTCGAAAGACCGTCGATCTTCTTTTCCAAATTGCTTGCTTCGATCCCTTTATTTTTACACACCCCTTCAATCAGAGCTCGAAGCCCGATAGTGCAAAGCAACATCGAACCCGCATTGAATGCCTCAACTGTTTCACGGTAGAGTTTCGCCAACGCTGGTGGAAGTTTGATGAAATACTTAGATTGTCGTTTCCCTATTGTTCTTGGCGGATACAGATGAACCTCTGGCTGTACCTCGGCTTCGGTTGGAGCACCCACCAATTCCCAATGATGTACTAAGGTGGCCATTTCGCACCCGCAGCAGACCCAGAGCTCGTCGGTCCACGCCTCGTAATAATCACCTGAGTTCGGGTCTGCATCTGAGCCACGATGAGTAAACTTCAACTCATGTATTCGCGGACCACCACAGCGGTTGCAAGAAATTCGCTCAGTTTTCGCTGGTTTCGGGTTCTCTTGCTGTTCTTTGATGTCACTCATTTAGTGCGAATCTCCTTTTTGACTTCAAAAGCGGCGGCCATGATACACAGCAAGTTCTTCTCATCGTGCAGTCCGATGGACATCTTGTTGAGGGTGCAAACTAGACAGTCCCGAGCCTCACCGAGGCGTCGTCGAAGCTCACAACGGGTGCAAACGTGGCAGCAGTCACTTCGGACTCTGTGTGAGGTTCGGTATAGGGCAAGAACTCGAAGCGGCAAGTGCTTTTGAGATGGGCTTTCTCGCCGCAGGTGCCCTTTTTTGATCGCTTAGGATACGGACGTACCTGCCATTGCAGGAGCTTCTTGTCAGTAGCGTTCAGAAAAAAAACATACCTGTGCTTGGTGCTACGCTCGATCATCTGACCGTGTGCCCTGTCTGCGAACGGCGTCGAGGTTCCCGTATAGACCCAATTCGTGCTTTGATAAATGATCCCCAGATGGCCCTTTGGTGCACCCTCAGACGGTTTTGTATCAGCGTAAGAAACCAGAATTGCCCTCCGATTTATCTTTCGCAATTCTCTCAGACACCATCCGATGAATCTGGACTCGGAGTTGCACGGGAGACCTTCATCCAGCCACAGCCGATTGAGTTCGTAAACGTCAGCCGACCTCTCTTTGCCGCACACACCCTCGCAAACCGTTCTTGAACACGGCCTGCCAATAGTCAGCACTCCCTTGAGCTTCTCTTCAACGATGATTCCCCAAGCCCACGAAATAGGGCACGGTCGATGGAGATAGTGCTTCTCGATGATCGCGAGCCTCGCCAGTCGTTCGTCGATCCTCGCGAAGAACCCCTGCTTCATCTTCACAGAGCGTCTCCGAGGTCGAGTCTGAGCTTTACCCAATCCTTTGCTGCCCAGAGATGGCTCTGGTCTGCGGCCTTCTTTCTAAGAAGTTCGCAGTACCCAGCTTCGAGCATTTTCTTGGCGAGGTCTTTGTATCCGTCCAGACTGCCAATCGGGTCAGACCGATTCGCTCGCTTCTCATTGTCGGGCGTCCATGGCAAAGGGGCCTCTGGTGTCTGCTTTTGAGGTCGTGCCGTTCTTGCCCCGATGGAAACCTCATACTTGTTCATCCAAAAATAGGCCGTGGATCGCGGTATGCGTAGTTTGTCCAAGATTGCACAAACGCCGTCGCCCTCTTTTCGGAATCCTTGTGCCTTGAACTTGCCCCGCCACTCGTAGCAGACCATGCCGAATTCTAAATTGTACTTTTCGGTTCTCTGCCATGCGGCTTTGATCTCTGCAAGTGCTTTTTCTTTCATCGTCATCGTTGACGGTGAGGCTTGTTTCGTGTGAACACGGAAGGCTCTTGCGTTGCGACGGGTAACGCGATGCTCAGGGGCGATGGGCCTCTGCGTGGAGGCACGGCGGAAGATTGCGACGGTAGCCATAAGTCGAATTGTGCCGGATTTGGTGACTGGGGCAAAGATTACCGGGGTCACGAGGCAACCCGCGAAGCAACGGAGCGGCTGATCGAACGCGGTTTCGTCCGTGGAGAACGGCTCAAAGGTGCCGATGGCGTTTACTTCAAGCAGTTGAAACTTTCACCCAAGGGTGAGCAGACGGCCATCTCACACCGAAAAGAAGTCGAGGACTTCAAGAAGGAATTGCCCCGGATCGTGAAAGAGGCTAACGCAGTCGCGGCAGAGATTGCCGAGTGGCAGAAGAAGAATCCCTCAGGTGTCAGTTAAGCATCATCCCCGGACTTATTGACACTACGAATCTGCTGAGAGGGGTGGTTTCGCCGAGACCACAACTGGTTCTGACTGGAGAGCCCCTTTTGTGCCGTATGCTGAGTCAATAATCTGGATCAGGGGTTGAGGAACATCTTCGTTCTTGACCTGCTCGAAATGATCTAAAGCCGCGATTCCTTTGCCCTTCTTCTCACCTTGCGACCTAGAAACTCCACACGCACCCTCGAATTGCGGCGACAGAACATGGACTGATCCAAGCTCTGGTTTGACCAACGCTGCAACCTGTGTGTTTACGTCAAAAGCCCTCTGTTTTTCTCGTCTTTTGTCGTCACCCCAGTCTGCTGGAATGGGATTCGGCATAGGGTCTTCGTCGTGGACGACACAATAAGGAATGGCGAATGCATTCAGTAGGGAAATATAGACGGGTAAATTGAACTTGCTGCCACAGTCGATGACCGAAACTTCCGCTTCGTACTTACCGAGTTTCTTGGCTAGGTAGGGAATGACCACGCGTTCTGTCTCGCCTTCAACCAACACAACCTTCCTCGCGAAAAACAACTCTCCTCGGTCGGGATTAATCCAGTAGGCGAGATGAAAGCGATCCTTTCGGGCCTTTGCGTCCTCCCCTTCGAATACACTCTCCTTGCTGTAGCGGACGGTTGTTCCAGACTTGGGGGTCGGCTTCGACACGATCACGATGCTTTCATATTCGTTAAGATCGGCAAAGTGGGTGGAATGTGTGCAGATGAAAATCTGGTGACCTTCCTGTTCGGAAAGTTCCTTCAAAGCTTCCGCCAATCGTCGCTGAGCCTGTGGATGCAGGAATAACTCTGGCTCCTCGATTGCGAAAACAAGCGACTGGGACGCTTTTCTTGGCACAGTACCGTCCGACTTGGTATTCCTTATGACCTTTGTCCATGTCCTCAGCAATGCAAATAGTACGGCTCTCTGAAGCCCGTGCCCCTTCCGCTCTACCGAACCGCAAACGCCATCGTCGAGTTGCAGTTCTGTGCCAAGTTCGAGAATCTTCTCTACCTCGGGAGTGTTGACCTCGATCTGTACTTGCACCTTCCAGTCTTCGAGTTCAGTCGCGATCAACTGCTCAATCTGCTTTAGCTCGGAGGGCCGACCTCTGTTTCCCTCACGTGCGTTGAGGGTGTTTATGAGTTCGTCCAAACGACCTCGAAGCTCGGCGTACACGGGGTTTTGCACAGCCATCTCCTGCACGGCCCGCTGGATTATTCGTCCGAAGCTTGTGGTGGCCTTGATCTTCATCTCATCCGACAGGTCGCGAACTGCGGGTACGAGATATATGTCAGGAAGCACCCCGCCAGCAACATTCTTCACGCCGAGCAGCGGGCCATTTTCTAACACACGACTGAACCTCAGTTGGTCGCGATGTGCGGCTATGTATTGGGTCTGGAACTCCTCCACTTGCTGCTTGGTGATTCGGCCTCCGCCTTTAAGAAGCTCTTCCAGTTCGGGAACTGTCTTGACGTGTTCCTGAACATCCTCTTTCTTCAGCAAGCGGGAAACCTCGGAAGCTTTAAGCCACCACTGCTCAGGTTCATTCACGTATCCAGAATACCCAGTGTCGATGTCCTCGCCGTCCAGTTTAGCCGTCTTGCGGATCGTCAGCTTTCCTTCATTGTCCAGATACTTCTTGAAGGTGATCTTTTCCTGCTCGGAAAGCTTGACGAATTCCAATTCGATCCAAAGCTCATCGTCGCCCTTCGCCCGGAATACGCAAAAGTCTTCCCGCGTCAGCTTCGCAGAAGTGGACAAGCTAAAGTCGATTGCGTTCAGGAGGTTCGATTTGCCGTGGTTGTTAGGACCGAGTAGGACAACCATGCCACGACATTCCAGTGCGAGGTCGCGTATGCTGCGAAAATTATGGACGCGAACGGTACAGATTTTCACAGATTATTCTAACCCGAACGGCACGATAAACCTGCGGGAACTTGATCGAGAATGAAACTGTGATTTGGAGCAGGTCCGAGTCGGGGGCCTAGTCAAAACGTCAATGCGTCAGCAACTCACAAGGTATAGGTGGCTTTGCTCCACCACGCAATAAACGGTTCTATTGCTAGCATAGTCCACGAGAAGAATGAACTGATATCGTTAGTACGAGCTACCTTCTTAGCGGGTACCATATGTCCGCCGAGATTTGGGTTGAGATGGGCGTAGTACTTCTTTACCACTGCCAAACGTTCTTCGTAGGTGGCACGTTTCCACCATGTGAGAAACGGATGATTTTGGTGTTCCTGTTGTTGCTCTTCATTCAAAGCCTTGCGCTCTTCGTAGGGCATTTCGTCGATGTACCAAGGGCCGCACTCAAACGTGCCCTGATCGGGGTGTGACCCGTTACCGTTGCTGTCGAATAGCAACAAATACGGTCTGTCAACCGTTTGCACCTCCACGCCTTCGGGAGAAACTTTGACCACTTTGCCTTCGCAACCCATAGGCCCACTGACCATGTAAACGTTCTGACCAACCACCAGTTTCTTCGTGTCCATACTCTCCTTCCGCTTCAAATGAATTTCACACGCGGGATGGCCTTCAAGAACTTGTTCCAGATACCATGAGCCACCTTCCGAGCCGTAGTCGGGAAGTGATTCCCCGGTGCGGGCGGTTCCTTGAAGTGGTCACACATGCCTTTTCTGCGATACCAAGCATACTTTTGGTCGTCGGGATTGTGGGCTATTCGCATATACCTGCAATTCGCGCACCGCGCTGTAATAACCCGGATTTCTTCCGAGGTCAGGTTGCCCTCAATGCCGTACCTGCCACTCGGCAAATTAAGGATACCCGTCCTATGTACGGATGAATCGCAGGGCCGACCACTTAACAAGTCGTAGTAGAAGACCGGGGACTCCCCAGAGAAATACTGACCCTTGATACTTCTCAGTTTCTTCAGCAACTCCTCGTCTGTAACTTCGATTAGATCATCGTCCTCTGGCGCGTATGATGCCCGAAGGCTAAAGGCATACACGAGACCGTTGTCCGTTTCAACTTTTTGGTAGCTGGGGGAGATTACGTTTGGGATAGATGAACGGTACGCGAGCTTATATATCTCCTCAAGCAGTGAAGAGCCATCAAATTGATTCTCAAGCAAATGTTTGCGTTTCTCAAATGGCATGTCATCCAAATGCCAAGGTCCGAACTCCGGGGCTGAATACCAAAGGGACGTATAAAACTTGTCTTCGGGACTTGGCCCAAAACCCAATCTGTCGCGACGGCTAACGTCGGTCTCTTGGCCACTGGTATCGAATCGGATCATGTCAGCAGTTTGCAGGTCAGCAACTTGCACTTCAACACGACGGCCAACGTCGGTCTCTTTTCCACGTGACGGCGTAATCTTGATTGCCTTGTCCCCTCTCTCCTTGCGTTGGCAGTAAGCTGCATTAGCAGTTTGTCGGTCAACAACTTGCACATCCACGCCCTCGGGCGTGACCTTGACCACCTTGCCCTCGTCGAAGCAAAACCAGAAAGGGTAAGGAGGTTTAAGCATGTAAACGTCCTGCCCAACCACCAGTTTCGTCGTGTCCATGTCGCCTCCGTCTTGTTGCTTTATTTTTGCTGCTAAGCTCGTTCGTGTCGGCTCAAACCAAGGAAATTACTTTTCCTTTAGGACTATTCTGTACCTGTAGGTGACGCCAAATGAGTCTGCTGCGATAGGGTAAATCCCGCTGAACATATAAACACCCTGACCAACCACCAGTTTCTTCGTGTCACTCCGAGGGCATGTTTGTTTTTGTTGTTCAGAGATTCTTTGATGGTCGCCTCGGCACCCGCAGTTACGCCAAGGTTCAGCGAGTTGATTCGCTCAGTTTGCCTTCCCCTCCCGCAATGGCAGTTTTCGATACGCCTCTCTAAGATCATCCTCAAAAGTCTTCATAGTCTCCTCGCCAAACTCATCCTTGACCGCTTCGACCATGAAGAGGATGAGTGTGAGTATTCTGAGACTGAATGGTTGGCGCTGAAGCCATTCTCTCACTAGTTGAACGCCGGGGTCGGTCATAGTTTTCTCCTGTCTGGCGCGAAAGCCCCCTGCCGCTGTGAGTGCACTTCAACGAGCGCTGCGCGTTGTCAGCGAGACGCTTCCCGTCTGCGGATGGTGAACTGGTCGCTCTCTGGGCATAGTCCGTCTAAAGCGTCCCCTCGCATCTCGCCAGTTGCCGTTGTGAAACTCACGAATGAACCGCAAGTTACGCAGGTGTTGTGATAGCCCCAGTGCCCACGATGCCAACGGTTTGAATTGATCGTGTGGCGGAGATTGGACAAGCGTTCGGTCACATTATCCAATGCCTTCGATGCCTGACGAAGGACTAAACGCGTGTGTTCAGCTTCTTGCTCCGGATCGGCCCCGGCCTCACTGGTCTCGGTAAGGACGGCTTCATCCGATATCCCAAGCACGGACTCGGCCAGCGGGTTCATGAGTCTCTCCAGACGCTCATCGTGAGTTTTCTTATCTATCATGTTTTTCGCCTTGGCCCCCACCGTTCCTTCGGCCCCGCAGTTTCATTCGGATACGCTTCACCGTGGCCGCGTATTTCCTTTCGTCGAGACCATATCTCGACTTAATTTCATTTTTCTTCAGACCGTCCAGAAAATCCTGAAGCATTTGAGTAGCTTCGGGGTCGTCTTTGAATATCGTGAGGACTCGGTCTTCTTCGTCCTTTTCGATCAAACGCTGGTCTGCTGCCGCGTGCCCTGAAGCCACATTGTCGAGCGGCGAATGTTCTTGTCCCTCAGCATCGCGTACAGGGAATTCCGATATCAGATAGGGTTCCATGTCCTTGAACTGCCGCTTCCAGTGGTTAGAAATGCTCTGCATGGCCCCAATGAGGTGCCACGTGAAGGCGACATCCTTGTTCCAGTGTCTGCCCTTCTGGACATCCTCCGCCCCTATCAATGTCCGCATCAGGGCTTCCTGAAGCAGGTCTTCTCCGGTCCTGCCACGAGCAGCCCGCCCGAGACCCCGAACGTGGAAGGCTGCGAATTGCCGGAGCCGCAGCAACTCTGCAGAGGTTAAGGCTTCGATAGCGCGATCGACCTCGATTTTCTCCAGCAAACCGCGCAACTGAAAATTGCTGATGTCGATCAGAAGGGGAATGTGCATCAATTCCCGCGGCCGTGGCACTTCCGCCGCATTCCGGTAGGCCAATGCTGCAATGATTATTCCCTGCGAGGGATGAATCTGGCGGATCGCCGTCGCAAGGCCGATTCCGTGTTTCTGTAGTGGTGCAAGATAGTCGATCCCCACTCCGTCGCTTGGTCGCACGCAATAGTCGATGAGCACCACATTGAACGGGCCGCAATCACGGTACAAACGGAGTCCTTCCTCGCTATTCGCAGCGATACGTACCGCGTAAGCCTCGTCCTCCAAAGACCTTCTCAAGAAACTCAACAAGGATTCGTCACTTTCGACGAGCAACGCTGATTTGGGGGAGGCGTTTATGCTTCTTGGCGGTGGTAAAGGGGGTGCAGTAGATTCAGCGTAGGGGAGTAAATGCGCCATTGTTCTTCTCCGCTCTAAGAAAGCTCTAATAAACTATTGCTCCCAGCGCGGCTTCATTTGCTGACTTTTGTGGGCCGAAGGGATAACCGAAGTAATGATTGGGAGCCGTCTTCTCAGTTTGTTGTTGAGGTAGCTTGACGACAGGTAGCCGCGGTAATCGATGGAGAGTGCTTAATTCTGGAGGCGAGTGAGGTGTTTTGTCGGTTTTTTATGGTGATACTGCGCAACTCCCCACGTGCTATCTCTCCTCTGCGTTCGCGCTCGGTTTTGTGGCTTCGGAGACCGGATTCTGCTTCGTCGATGTCCTTTCCAACGCCATAGCTGAAATCCGCTCCGATGACGCTTAGAGTACTTCCATCAACCAGTTCCACAACTATCTCATGATCCCGAAGGATGGCTCTGGCACGTTCGAGCTTAGCCAGTAGCTCGTTGATATGGTTGCCACGACACAAGAACTCATCCCCTTTGTCGTGATAGGCTTCAAGACCTGCCTCGCGCAGAGCGTCAGCCTTCGCCTTGAGAACGGCGTTTCCCGCCTCATACCCATATTTATTCAAGGCTTTGAGCCCGTCTACGTCGGACATGGCGACCGCAAGTGCTGCGTCTGCTTCACCAAAAGCGCGACGGTTCGGTAGTCCTGTTACTTCAGAGGTGAGCAGTTCTCTCCGCATCTCTTCCGGTGACATTTCGGCTACACGCCACCGTTTCCCCAGAGCGACCCGGCGCTCAACGGCCGGAGGATTACCCGCGTGTATCGCCATTCAGTGGAGCCTCCTTTGAGATTTATGGATGACAAAAAATAGGGTCTGGAGCGCCCGCAGCAGCGCATGTCTATCTACGGCGTACATCCTTTCAAGCTCGGTTGTTTCCCATCCACTCAGGCGGCTCAGAGTCATGCCAAGGAGGTCGGGATCGGCTGCGTCATGCTTCACTTCAGAAATAGGTTCTGCGTGCTGATCGAGACCGTATGCATCGAGGATTCGGAGCACAAATTCGACGAACGTTTCGTATTCGATCCTTGAAATCTGGGTCTCTCGTGTCCGTGGAGCGGCTTCGATCTGCTGAGGCTGTGCCGCCCATTCCTGCTGCTTTAGTGCCGCCCACTCTTCGGATGCAAAAAGTACCACCTTGTTGCCTTCCCGAGCGTGTGCCGCCGCTTTCGCATACGTCTCAAAACACGTCCATGTTGTCCAAGTCCAACGATCACCAACCCTAATTCTGGTCATAATGGCGTAGCGGGAATCCCTGACCGCTGCCTCTGCTGGGGCTGCTGGTGTGGCGTCCAGTGGCGGCTTGTCAGTGCGAGGTGCATAGTGAACACGTTGAAACTCTTCCTCCTCCTCTGCTGTCAAAGAGCGCATGACCCCATTCTCGACACCGACAACATAGCCGCCAGCGCATGGAATACAGGAATCAGCTTTCGCAATCGTTTCGTGTTCGTGCGAGCAACCGAGGAGAAACCCAGAATCGGTCCAAGCTGCGGAATAGTGCATTGAACTCCTCGCGTCTTTCCTGTGCAGTTATCTAATGCACCGTTCTCAGCAGATTCGGACCAGAAGGAAAAATCTTTGGGTGGTGAACCTTTGACATCGGCAGCTACGCGATTGCTGGTGTGAACGACGGAACGACGGATACGTGATGCCACGCCATATCGGAGATCATCCGATTCATCTGCTTCGTCGATGTGCTTGAGAGCCCCAGATTGGCGGTGTTCATATTCACAAAAAGCTGAACAGCTTAAAGCACTTCTGGGGGAAGGCTGCTCTTTCCGACTTGTGTGCAGGCTGAACTCATCGCCTTCGGTTTGGTCTGCGACACGCTCGAAGGGTTCGTCTCCCACCTTACGTTCTGCTGGTTCCACACAATGTCGTCACGCCCCATCCTCAGCATGATCCTGTTCCGCAGCAGCGCGTGAACCTCCGTGTCGTCAACGTGCTCGACCACCGTGATCCCGCTCCCGAGGACCGCCACACGGTCACCTCTCATCAAAGTTCTGTCCCGCTGGCGTCGGGCGTAGTACTGCGTGCGTTTCCCGATCAGATAGTCCAGCCCCGCCGCATCGAACCCCGAGCCCTTCCAGCACAGGGGGATGCTCTGCCCGTGGCCGACGATAAAGATGTCTGTTCCGTAGGCGGCTAGGGCTCCTAAGCGACACTCCATTTCCTTGGTGTCGGATGGGATCGAGTCGGACGGCAGGAACAGCGTCTTGGGATAGGCGAACTGAGCACGCCATCCGAGTTCGTGCTCCACGACCGTTCCCCACAGGTAGACCTCGCCGTGGATTCCGCACTTCGCGTATACCGTCGTGAGCAGTTGCTCAAGGCTTTTCGACGCGTACACGCCGCAGGTGCAGTTGGCTTGCGGAGGCTCGTGGGCATCATGCACAGCCTCCGCACGCCCAGCGATGGGTCCGACGACATCAGAAGCCCTGCATCTCGCCGCCAGCAACTGGCTGGGCTTCCACCGCTCCCCGCAGAGCGACTTGAGCCCCGTGGTTTCCCATTTCCAAACACGGTAGCCGATGATGGGCGAGATGTAGTCGGGGATGCTCATTGCTTGGCTGGCACCTGCTGTGGCTCAGGTTCGGGCTCTGGCGACTGAATCGGCTCGGGCTCAGGTTCGCGGGTCGGCTGTTCCACTGGAAGTTCCAGCGGCTCCACGACGATGGTTCGCAACGGCTTACCGATTTGCATGTGCTTGCTCCCTTCGTATCCGCCAATGAGTCACGAACGTATAAGTTCGTCACCAACGCGCCTCGACTGAACTCGACGGCACAACCTCAACACCGTCAACAAACTTGGCTAGCGGCAGCATGGAGCCTTCGTCACCGCCCCGTGATCTATTTACTAGTTTGCAAACGAGACTGCGGGAAATACCCCACTTCTTGGAGACGGCGGTCAACGTCATTCCGCTGAGTCGGTCGCGCACGATGGCTGCCCGATCAAGGTTCATCGGAGCGCGTCCAATTCGCACCCCATCGAGCTTAGCCCGACGCATGCCCGCCAAAACTCTCTCGCGTATCAAGTCCGATTCGAGTTCGGCGATTGAGCCAATCAACGTCAAGAACAGCCGCCCCATCGGACCGCTGGTATCCACGTTCTCTCGACGCGAAATGAAAACGATGTCGAGGCTGTCGAACTCGTCCATCACGTGAAGAAAGTGCTTCACACTTCGTGCGACTCGGTCGAACGCGGCGACGAGCACGACGGAGAATTTCTTCCGCCGCGCATCCGCGATGAGTGCGTCCAGCCCCGGTCGTCTCGCTCTCTTCCCTGAGACTCCGCTGTCTCGATACTCTTGCACGACTTCCAAGCCACGCTGCTCTGCAAGCTGGCGAAGGTCGTACAACTGCGATTCAACGTGCTGATCGGTGGTGCTCACTCGTACATAAATCGCGGCTTTCTTCATCATCGGTTTAGATTCTCCTTTGTGTTCTTGACAGGCACGGGGGAGGAATTCAGGAGCCGCTCGCTGGCAATTTCAACGATCACACTCTCAGGCCCCAGAAGATTCAGATCGCTCCAGATGTGATCGGTCAACAGTTGGCTAATGGCGCTGTTGGGCAGCCCCACAAGTCGTTCCTTCAAAATCGCACCGATGCAGAGCGAGCCCAGCACCCGCCCGAAGGGATTCTTGGAACGAGCGAGGCTTCGCTGTTCTTGGATGAGGTCCTCCAAGCCGATTTCTTTATCTCCGCTGTAGTAGGGGTGCACGCATTCACCTGCATTGCTGTTATACCCAGTTGATCTCGAAAATCGATAGGAATTCAGGACAATATTTTGAGTAATCACCAGAAAGGATTACTGGTGTGCTACTTTCTGCAATCGGGCGTGCTACTTCCGAAAATTTTCTGGGGATTCCTAGCGATTTTGCGAACGCCGTTGGTATATATACGGTAGGAGGACACATGTCACTAGAGAAGGAATTCATTCGGGACGGAAAGCGCAGGATCATCGGTTCGGTCACCAGCGGCTACGTCGGTTCGTTCGAGACAATCGTCAGGGACGAACAGAACAACATCACTGGGCGCACCAGCGAGCGATTCAACACTACTCGCGATGAGCACGACAGCTTGATTTCTATCAACAGCGCCGATCCGGGTCTCCTGATCGGGCGAAAGAAGTAGCCTCACCGTCGCCTCCCCCGCAGTAATGGCTTTCGACACTTCACGACAAATTGAGGTTCCGCTGTCCAGTCCGCCAGCAAGGACCTTCAAGCGGTGGGTGCGTAGACTCTCTCGGAGGATTAAATGGAGCCTGAGTTTCGCTTTTGTTTGAATGGTGAGGTCATTCGGAGCATCCGCGTACAGCCCGAGATGAGCGACGGTAAGCCCACGGGCAAACGACAGGTAGCCGTCGAGATCGAAGGCATCGGGTGGTTCACCATCGACGACAACGAAAATTTGTGGGACGAGGACCTACCAAGGTTCGTGCTTAAGTACACCACCATTCCGATGACGACAGGGCAGGGCTGGCAGAGGGTCACAACAGGAGGACTACTGGACGTTTTGGAGTCTGCGGGGCTGATTACCAAGACTCCTGATTGGCGGTGACAATGAGTAAGCTGCGCCGTGCCGACTATACCGAGCATCTCGCTGGAAAAACGATCAAGCGAGTCCACTGGAACAACGACGAAAAGTGGAGACGCCTGACCTTGGAGTTCACAGACCAGACTCTTTGTTCGTTCAGGTTTGAATTAGCGGTGGACGAGGAAGCCGAACTGTCGGACTTCGCCAGCGGCAACCCATCGAAGCCCCGAAAGCTCATTCCGCTGCCGCTGGTTCGTCAACCTATCAAACCTCTGCTGTGAAGGGTTGCCATTCGCCGCAGAGTGCATCGCCCAATATCCCCCCTTTTTATCGTTCCACGGAGGTTATATGACGACGCAATCATTGGCGTTGAGTGAAAACATGGAATGCCCTCTGTGTTTGGGTGAGGGCAAGCTGAAACGGACTGAAGTTCTGGATCGCCTCGGGGTGAAGGATTTCGCGAGAGTTGCCCAGTTAAGCGCCGAAGAAGCCTTTCGGCTCATCCAGCAGAAGCACACCCACGACCACCACGACGCATGGGCTCGTTTCGAGACCGAACTGACCAAACGCACAGCCGAGATCGAGCAGCGCCATCGAAATGAACTCCAGACACTTGGTGGTCGGCTCAAAGAACTTGAGTCCGCTGCACGAGTCGCCGACGAACGAAAGGGTCTCGATGTTCAACGCGTGCGAGCGGAACTGGAAACTAAGCTCCGCTCTGAGCAATCGCAAAAGGACGACCTCAATCGTCGGGTCGAGGACCATTTCAGGGAGATCACCCAACTTCGGGAACGTAATCAGGAGTTGGAAACCGAAATGGCAAAGGTTGCCCGTGTCGGCAAGCTGGAAGAAGTCAGTTTCGCCGACGAGGCGCGGACGTGGGCGGGCATCTCCGTCAGCGAAAAGCTTTCGAAGAACGGCGACTTCATCTTGGCGTATCGCGATCCGAGCGGTGCTCCAGCGCAACCAAAGATGCTGGTCGATAACAAAGACAAAACCGTTGTAACGGAGAGCGACCTCGACAAACTCGTTCGTGACGCCAAGGAGCGCAACGTGCCTGTTGGGGTCATCGTCGCTAAGGAGGATAGCCAGCTTCGACAGGTTGACAAGGAGACCCGCTGGGGACAGAAGAACGGGGTGTGGATACTCCGAACGACCCGCCAATGGCTACCCCGCGATCTTGACGTACTCAAACCCCTGTTCGAACGGATGCGGACGCAGGGCTCTGATTTCTTGGAAAAGAATGCTGCCCTTGGCGAAGAGGTTCGGCGCACGTTCGTCGATCTTGATCGGGTCGAGTGTGAGTTGAAGAAGGCGGCAAAAGCCATTGGGTCGGCGTCGGGACTGGTCGCCAAGTACAGAGGCAGATTGCAGGAACTCTGCGAGAGTGCTGTGGGGAGGAAAATGCCCGCTGGAAGTGAACTGTCCGCAGCGAGGATCGGGTGATGAGGATCGAGATTGAGCATGGAGCGATCATTGCTGACGAAGAGGGAGGGTTGTGGCGTGTCCTTGAGGTTTCCGATGAGGAACTTTTTCTGCTTATGCTCCCAGAGCGCGAAGATGTAGTCCACACGCGACACGTAACGTGGCGGCAATTTGTGGAATGTGGGTACGACCTGAAGTTCCCGTGATTTACTTCTTTGCCTCAGCACGCGAGCTTGAGCCGTCAGAACCAGAACGGAGGATCAGCCAGATGCCAAAACCCTCTGCGGGTAAAAAGCACGATGCGAAAACAGAAGCGCGATTGGGTGTCTTTTGGTTGGTCGATGGCAAACTGCTTATTGAGAGTGCCCCGCTGAGCGAATGCGAGCAGAACGGCGATCACTTGAACCATCCGGGCAGCCACTTTCGCCTCTGGGAACGTTGGCAGGAGTTCGGCAAGGTTCCAGCCGAAACGGAGTACGAAGAATACGCACGCGGTAGGGCGATGTACAGTCCGAGCACCAGCACTTTCACACTTCTTGCTGATCGCTGCATCCTCAAGCACAAAGAACTGATTGCGAAGATCAAAGAGGAATTGCGCCTACCGAAACAGACCACGCTGGGAACCGATAGCCATTATCGCTGCTTCCATTGTTTGCACGGCAGTCAAGACGAGGAGTAGGCACAGTGCCGATCACAATCTCGAAATCGAAGTACATGGCAGGTGTGCAGTGCCTCAAACGCCTGTATTGGCAGGTGCATGAGCCAGAACTGGGCGGTGTACCTGACGCCGCAGCGGTCGCCATCATGGAGCAAGGCCGCGACGTCGGCAAACTTGCTCGTCGGCTTTTTGCGGGCGGCGTGGAAGTCCCCTTTGGCGACCCTGAGCAGGCGATTCGTATCACTCGTGAGTTGATCGCAAATCCAGAGGTTCCTGCCATTTTCGAGGCGGCTTTCGAGGACGCTGGTGTGTTTGTACGGGTGGATATCTTGCACCGCCGTCGAGACGGCAGATGGCGTCTCATCGAAGTGAAATCAACCGCCGATCTCAAAGAACAGCATCTTGACGACGTGGCGATTCAATACCGTGTGGTCTCTCGGTCGGGGCTAGATTTGGCTTCCGCCTGCCTTATGCACATGAATCGGAACTATGTTTTTGACGGCGGCTCCATCGATGTGCGTCGGCTCTTCAAGATTAGAAACCTGACGCGGCGAGTCGAGAGGCTCCAGCCGAAGCTCACTTTCCTGCTTCGGTCAGAGCTTCGTGTCCTCGTTATGCCGAAGGCTCCAGACATTCCTCCCGGTCTCCATTGCACGAACCCCATCACGTGTGAATTCTTTGACCGCTGCAATCCCCCGCTCCCAGATGACCACATCGGCTATCTGCCGAGACTCCACGCCAGTGCCGCCGAGGAACTGGAGGAAATGGGCGTCGAGTCCATCTCCGACATACCCGACGACTTTCCGCTCAGTGAACGTCAGCGGCGAGCGTGCACGAGCGTCCAGAAAGGACAGCCTTGGTTCAGCGAGGACCTCCGTAAGGAATTGGGGAGCCTGAAGTACCCGATCTATTTCATCGACTTCGAGACCGTCAATCCCGCCATTCCCAGATTTCGGGGAATGTCCCCCTACGACCAAATCCCTTTTCAGTGGTCGCTGCACGTGCAACGAGAACCCAACGCTGATCCCGAGCACTTAGAATTCTTAGCCCTCGACAGAAATGATCCTCGACGCGAGTTTATCAGTTCGCTGTGTGTCGCTCTGGGAGATCGCGGCAACATCGTTGTGTACAACCAACAATTCGAATCGCAGCGGCTCTGGGAACTCGCGGCGTGGCTGCCAGAGTTCGCAGAACAGATCAAAGCAATCCAACGTCGTCTCTGGGATTTGCTACCCGTCGTCAGAGACCACGTCTATCACCCAGCGTTCGCGGGGTCGTATTCCCTCAAAACGGTTCTGCCCGCCCTCGTTCCCGAGTTGAGTTATGACGGCATGGCAGTCGCCAACGGGCAGGACGCAGGGCTGGCGTGGGAATCGCTGGTGCGTGGCGGGCTGGATCAGGTCGAACGCGACAAGACTCGGAAGGCATTGCTGGATTACTGCGGCAAAGACACGCTGGCCTTGGTGAGGCTGCTCGAAACACTTCGGACGTTGTAGTGTCGTGGGCCTAGTACAATGGCTTCTCTCTCGGTTTGCGAATATCAAGATTCGTCGTACACTTCGCACGACCCCAGCTAGTCTGCTGGGTGTCACGGATTGGCTCTGGAGCGTAGGGGAGGAAATATGACCGTCAGCAGACATTGTGCCTGCGATTTGCCGCTTTGCCCTCATCCAAGATTCTCGCCCGATGATCCCGTTTGCAAGAACTGGCCTGAAACCGTGGACATATTTTGTAATGAGTGTCGGCAACGTCGCCCTGCCGTACTCATCGAAATGGAAAGGGCTAAGGCTGATTCAAAGTAGCCCGTTAAGGGCTCTGCTCGAATCCCGACGCACAAAGCGAGGATTGTTAAACTCGCCGCTTGTTGGCTTTAGAGCATCTACCGTGGAAGGAGAGGCCAAATGGGAATCTGCAAATATTGCGGAACCAGTGCAGGAATGTTTAGAGATGAACATCCCGACTGTGCAAGGAAAGCACAAAATGAACGGGCCACTGCCCTTGCTTCCCTTACAGAAGTAATGAAACAGGCAGTGTTGGACAAAAGGATATCCTGCGAAGTGGCGACATTATATCGTGCGGCCAAGACTGAAGCAGACATGACATCCCCAACGCTGACCGCGTTGATGAGTGAACTCCAGAGCAAGCTAAACCGCTTGATTAAGGCAGCAGGCAACGATAAGAAAGCTATTTTTGATGCAATACTTGCGGGTTGGAGCGAAGCAGCACTACAGCGGGCTAAAACGGAACCACCTTTAAGTCCCGATGAACGTGAGGGCATCTGGAGAATTATTGCCGCACTTGATCTTCCACATTCCTTTTGCGGGATTTCTCTGACAACGAGTGGAGTAAATATAAATGGCCCTTACTGTAGGTCACTTCCTGCTAATTCGATGGGAGTAGCAGCAGGAATTGCAATAAGTGAAGGTGCAACGGCAGTTGATTTTAGCAATCTGGTTTGGATGGTGCGAAACAACAAGTATTCCAATGACCCACAGATCATCGCCCCTTGTCCCTTCGTTCTAAGGGATAAGGATGAACATGCAATTTGGATTTCGAGGTGTGAATTGATGCAAGAAGTTACAACTAGCGAATATGTGGGAGTGTATGGAGGCCCATCTGTCAGAATTGCTTCTGGTTTGTGGTGGAGAGTTGGAGGAGCGAGAGGCCACAGAGAAGTGCATTCATCCATTCAGCCAATGGATGAAATGGGAGATTTTGCTATAACTACACACGCCGTCTACTTCGGGGGTAAACGCTGTAACTTCAGGATTCCATTTACTAAAGTAGTAAAGATTAACTCATACACCGACTCAGTGGGCATTTGTAAGGACGCTGGTAAAGAGCAAATCTTTCTTACTATGGCAAATGGGTCGGCATACTACGTATATAACCTTCTTGAAGAAATCACTCATCAACACAGGCAGCAAGAAGCAGCAGCAAATCCACCAATTCGGACATTCAAGCTGGAGATATAAAATATCAACCTGATAATTACCTGCCCTAACGAATTCCTAGTTGCTGTCTCAATTCCTCAATTTGTTCATACGCAGCGTCGATATGGGTAGCCAATCGCTTGCACTCGGCGATCAGGGCTTCGATTGCCCGCTTCGCATTCTCGTCCTCCACGGAATGGACCCAGCCTTCCGCATCGCTCAGATGTGTCATGCTGCGTTCTCCTAAACCGAATCCGACGAAACTGCTTTTACAATCGGATGAATCCTGTGCAGGAATGTCCGCCAACGTCCAAGGTGTGCTAACTGACCCGGCCCAATCGCAGGGAACTCTCTTCCCATCTGGTCACGCACCGTAACCTCTATGTCGCAAAGGTTTTTAGTCGCGGCTGGATCAAGTTTTCCGTCAACCATCAATCGTTCAAACTTCATGTTTTTGACTGGAGTCACGTACTCGCCGTCAATCACGGTCATGGTCTCTGGCTTGAGTTCCTTGCCCATTAAGGAATCGTTGTCGATCCAGAACACGGCACCTGCCTTGCTGTATTTGATGTTGCCCAAGGTATACGTCTTGGAGCCAGCACGGTTCCGAATAACAAAATTCGGGGAAAACTCCAGACCCACCCATCTCCAGTTGTACCCGACAGTGACATCCGTCAGGCGAAAAAACCATCTCGTTACCAAGTAGACGCTGAAGACAAGTATTGTGACAGTCAATCCTGAAAGGGTCTTGAAAAGAAAATCTGTCCAGAAAGGGTGTTGGTTGTGAAACCTCGTCGCCCAATCGGGACTCACCAAATGGCGAACGTACCACCATACAGTCTGCATGGTCATCCTAGTACGGAAATCGTGTTAGCCCGTGTGTATGTGTCACGATCTTGGTAGTGTCTGTTTCAGGCGATCAAGGTTTTGCAGCCAATGATTGTACTGGTGATAGCTGGACGCCGCTTCCGAATGAATACGTCCCGCTGGCTGATCCACTTGAAGCCCTCTGGTAGAGAAGAAAGCACGGAACGCTTCCTCTCCCCAGTTGTCGCTCAGAATTGTGCCTACTTCTTGACTCCATCGCCGCATTTCCTCGTTCCAAAAGCGACAGAAATCACTTGCTGTTGCTCCCGTATTGGGAGCCTGTCCAACCAGCCAGTCCCCGAGTGTCAGCAGTTTGCCGATTCGATCTATAGCCAACTGCCGAGCTTGAGTTGCCTGAGGATCAGAGGCGGGTTTCGTCGGCTTGCGTGTAGCCAAGTAATTCAGGAACACAATTGCAAACAGGAGCATCAGGGACGCACCCAAGAACAAGAGCTTGCCCCATTGGAGGGTTTCTTGCTTGAAGAATATGTCCCACAAAAGCACGCAATTTTGCCCTGCAATAATCACTTCAAGAACCACCTTACGATGCTCAAGCCATTGGAGAACATCATCCACATAAGGCAATACACTCTCCGATGCGACGTATCCTTAGTGCCGTTTCTTACGCTTGGCCCAAATAGCCTTCTGGTGTTCGCTCATAGCCTTCTTTTGTGCAGCCGTCCACTTGTGTCCTTTACGCTTGGCGGTAGCGGCTGCTGTTCTAGGTGATGGGGTTGATCCCTCAAGAAGATCGACAACCTTTTGTAGACGGGAAATTTCAGCTTTGACTTCAGTGAGAATCTGTCTTGTGTCCATGCGTGGAAGTATACGTATGTCTTATGGCGAGTGACAATGTGCCTTTTAAGCTGCTCGCACTCGATGGTCTCGGATCGAAGTGAAAGCAT